TACTTTGTATTACATATACAGGAAATAGGGCAATGCCTCAACAAATGAAAAAGCCCAGAAAAATCAGCCCGGGCATGAACGGCGGGCCAATGCTCTGGGCCTATTACTATGGATGAACAAACGCCATTAAAAAAATCAGCCCCCACAACCCATGTTATGAGGGCCAATTAGTTTGTGTTGTTTACTTGCATAGACAGCACAATGGCGTGGTAAATATACAACAATGTGCCGATATAGCCATGCCTATAATTAAATGATCGAATGATTTTATTAACAATTGGTGTGTGGAATTGTGGACAAAAAGTCCTCATCTTTTTATATCGTTAACATTTTGTGTGGGCTCAATCTGTACGAACTCACCGTTACGTGCGGCATCATTAAGACGCTCAGTAGTCCATATCTCTTTTAAAAAGAACTTAGTAGACATTACCCGACCTAATGGTACATAGTAAACAACTGACTGAGTTTTTAATACAAACCATACACCCCCCAACGTATCGGGTATATGTACAGCGCGGTAATTCTTAATATTATAGTTGTCTATCGATCGCATACTATTTTGTTTTTAAAATTTCCTGTATTTGTCGGGCTTTATCACCCCTTATACACTCGCCATTCCAAAACTGAATATACGCACCGTTCACATCTTCATGGCCGCAACACGCATTCATAACTATATTTCGTGGTAATTCACCCAAACAAGCATCATAACCGGCTTTTGTTGGATGCTTGTCACAAACTTTGCATTTTTCATTTGTCCCCTGTAATGTGTATTGTGGTTTACTCATTGGAAGATTTAATTATCAATTTCTACCTCATGTCCGTTCATCTTCATTACAACCTTGTAACATTCCGAATGGACTTGTTTTGCTTCACAAGTATTACCGTCTTGTGTGTCGGGTATTGGTACTAAAACTACTGGTGCGTCTTTTCCTGTTTTACAGATAGGACATTCAAATCCTCCGTGCATATTTGGGTGTTCAAATTCTCTCATAATATCAACGAATTATTAAACTTCGATTTCTTCAATGTAACCACCGTGAGGAATATCAATAGAATGAAATCCGCTACTTGTTAAACCTTCTTCACACTTGACTATTCCTTTCATGGAGAAATCTCCTGTCCATTCACCTTCCCAATAATCCTTATACCTACGCCAAATAATTAAAGTCCCTTCTTCATAATGATTGACATAAATGTGTTTCTTAGCAAGAACGCCTAATTTGTATTTACCATTCTTGCAATAAGTTTCAATTTGATCTAATCCAAACTCGTCTATAAATTTAAGAGCAGACTTTGGGTATTTCCTTTTTATCCATTTTAGTGCATCCATAATCTAACGTTTTTTAGCCATTTTAATCACCTTGCGAATTAATGTGAGTTCCTGCGTTAACTTGTTTCGTTGTTTCAATTTTTCAGCGTGTAACGCTTCAAGTGTTTTTATCTCGGTTTTGCTCATAATTCTAATCTTATCTGTTCTGTATTGTAATGCGTGTGTATTCCTCGTGCTATATCAAATATGTGTTTACCTACTTCATAGTCTACTAGGTTGCGGGCTATTTTATCCTTTCTTTGTTTGCCTTTGTAGCCTGATAAGTCAATATTATGAAAAGCGCAAAGCTTTTTTAGTTCGTCTTTAGTGTCTGATATTTCAGCCTTACGTAATTTATTCGGCTGGTTTAATTGAAAGTTAGACCAGTATAAATGGCGGCCGATCTTATAACCTGGTATTAGTGGTTCGTAATAGGGTGTTACATTTTCAACTATCCACTTTACGGGCTCGTCAATAAAGTGCTTTAAGAATATTATTTCTTGATATAAAGCCATGTCCGGATAAACTTCTTTTGTGTTTCCATTTCCTTTACTCCCCCAATACCTAGCCCTTGAATGTGTCGGACACGGCGGGCTTGACCATATAAAATCGAATTCTTTGTAGTGATCTAGTAGGTATTGGTGGGCGTCTGCTACTATTACCGTATCATTCGGAAATCGTTCGGCATACATTCTGGCTAATTCTCGGTCATTTTCAACCGCTGTAACCTCGCAACTATCCCATAATAATCGGTTTCCCCCCAAACAAGCATATAAATTTAGCGCTTTCATGTGTTGACAGTTATTTAAGATCCACAACCAACACAATCAACATGTGTATCGTTTGGCCTGGTTCCGTTCAGCTTCATTTTTAAATTGTGGATTTTATCGCGGGTTTCCATGTCTTGGAACATGTCGCCCGTTAATTTCGCCTCTAATTGTTCAATTTCGCCCAATATTTCCCTTTTTTCAGAGGTTGTTAACATGTTTAGCGTATTAATGGTTTTTGTAATTCGAATTCCACAACCCACACCCATGGGTTATAATTCCATGATGCGCCGCCATGAATTTTTTCCCATAACGATCTGAATGATTGTATTGGTGATTTGGTCGGAAATTGTGGGTTTTGGTAGTTCGTATATGCGTTTAAAATGGGTTCAATACCCTCTTTAATGGCCTCAGACGCATTTATATCGTTCAAACGCTCAATTCTAACGCCCGTTACCTTTAAAAAGATTCTGGAGGCCGATTTAGGCATATAAATTGATGGTTTCCATGTGCATTCGCTGGTATCAACATCATTTTCAATGCATTGCTGATAATAAATAATATTGTTTTCGCCTGTACACTGCGAAACGTATGGTTCGGAATCGCGGCCATCAGGCAATTCACCAACCGCGATTTTTCCGCGGGTCCATCTTTCCCGAACATATAGAAGGTCGCCAACTTCACCATATGGACATTTTGCAAAATCAACCAGGCCATCGGACTTTTGAATAATGCACCCAAAACGGTTTTTATCGCCCTTACCTAATTCTTTTGCCAAAGATATACCCATTGCATCCTTTTGTGGTTGAATGCGTATAATGCGGCGGGTTTGTGTTTTTGTTCCGGATAAAATGGCCTTAACCATTGGTTCGGAAAATATGATTGGTTTTGATTTCATAACGTGGTATCGATTTGTTTGGTTCTGTACGGTACTTTTTGAAAGTGTACGCCCTTATATGTGAATGGAAATTTTTTTGTTCTCAATGTTAGATAACTAAAATTTTTATGAACATCGCAAATTTCCGTAATGGAACCCCAGGTTTCGACCTGGAGCCCCTTTGTTAGTACAATTATATTGTTTCGCTCCATTCTAAACAGCTTTTTTTGTTGCGTTTTCTAACGCAATAAACATATCGTTCATTAACCCGATGTTACAAACAATTTTACCAAACTGGCCTTTAGGCATATCATCAAAAAACGCCTTAGTTGCCATACATGCATCGAGTAGTTCAGGCGCGGCCGATATCAATTTGGCATCGGCTAATTTTTGTTCGCGAGGATAACCATTATGTTCGCCGAAATCTTCCATCATTATTTCCGTGCCGTAATGCAGTATTTCATTTGGTCCGTGAACAAAAAAGTCAGATTTCCCATCATCTTTGCATTGTTCATTTAAAAATTTTATTGTCCACGGTTGCGGGGTGTGCTTTGTTGCCATTATTTCGATTTGTTGTGGGGCCTTTCAGTCCCCTGGTTTATAATTCGTCGTTTATTTCGGTTGTTTTGCATCCGAATTTATCACAAAGTCTTTGAAGATTTTTTAAACAAGACGTTAAGCCCTTTGAAGAATGATTTATTGAACCGTTGAACCATGTGATAAATTCAAATCGGCCAAAACATTTTTTCAATTCTATTCGGCCGCCTCTCAGGTCGTCTGATTGAAATTCATCGCAAAACTGATTGTTGTCGAAATGAAGTATTAAACCGTTTTTCAATTTGTTTTTTAATTCTTTGTCGGTTAATTCTTCGCCGGTGTTTTGTAATAATATTGTTTTCATGTCCTTAATTGTTTTAACGTAAAGATACAACCTATTTTAACTATAACAAGTAAAATACAACTTATTTTTACCATTATTTTATAAAAAAACCGTTAAACCCTTATTTATAAGGGATTCAGAAGCAAAAAAAATTCAATTATTTTTCGATTTTTTTCTTAATCGATGAATAATCTACCATTTTTTGGATGGTTTCGCCATTTTCATCAAATTTAATACATGCCCGATTGATTGACAAAAACACCACTTTAGCGGTTTGGCCTCGGTATATTACCTCATCATCACGTTTTAAATTAGAACTCATCAGAATCTTGTTTTACCTCATCATCAGCAACCAGCCAACGAACGATTCGAAACAAAAGGCATATAAACACCAATAACAGATTAAACACCACCAAAACGAATATTATTTGCAAAACTCCCATGTTCCGGCATCGTTTTGATAATATGATAATTTTTGATCGGGTATTATATGATCCACCATTATAAACGAAAGTGTACCAGTCTTAATTTTTGAACCCTTATTTGTTCGGGCAAAATTGGTAACATTTGGGTCGGTTGTGCTGGTCCATAGTTCTATATCAAAATCATTACCGGCATGTATTTGTTTCATCTGGGTTTCGGATGGTATGTATTTGCCGCGCTTAGTGGCGTAATCAATTGCACCGGTCCATGTTAACCTTTTGGTTACAAACTCATATGGCGGGGTTGCAATATGCTTATACATCGTTTTTATATCATCAAACGATATTTTACTACCGAATGATTTTATAAATTCGATATCCTTTTTTTCATCATTACCGGGCACTATTCCAATCCTTATTGTTTTTTCGCCGGATTCATTTATGGTATTTATGATTCCAACGGATCCATTAAACCCGTTTATCCATGTTACATGTTTAACTATCATATTATGTTTGTTTAGTGTATTTTTCATTAAATATTTGCCCTTCCTTTTCAATTACATATTTCATTGCATCAACTATACCGCAATGGCGATATAATACCGCGTGTAAATGTTTATTCATGCGTTCGGGTGCTTTTCGATCATGTTCTAAAAAGAATATTAAATAAACTCCATAGCGCATTGATACGGGCGAACAATTAAATGCCATTAATGGTGTTGCGTTACCCCATGATTGTAACATACCGCGATAATTCAACGAATAATCGGTTGTTTTGCGGTTGGTGTACCATTTATTAAATTCTATGTTGGCGGGGCCTTTTAGCATCGAAATGTTAAGTTTATTTTAAACGTGTATATAAATACAAATGGTTTTTTCCTGAAATCTAATTTCTTTTATTTCAATTAATCGTTTAATCTCATCAGAAACCAATTTATCAATTTCGGATTCACTTAATTCGATTGATTCGCCGGTGGTTCCGCGTTTCCACATTATATTATCCTCAATCGTTTCTTCTAAATCCTCAAAATCATCATCAAAATAAACACGGCCATCATAATTGTATATGTCAGTTATCACTACTTTTGAAGGGTGGCCCAACCAATAATTGTAATCATCAGATTGGCACACCTCGTAATGTGTCATAAAAACAATTTCTTTTTCAGGATGTTCAATTATTAGATTTCGTATTTGTTGTTCTATTTTCATATATCAAATTTTTCGGTAATCAGTCGATTGCCTGGTTATTATTACATTGGTTGCGCCATGGATCCGCGAAATTATGCGGCCGCCATAACGATCTTTTAATATTTTCATTCCACAATTAGATGATATAAACAGGCGTGGCGATTCCGGGAAAATTTCCCAGGCATCCAACCGCCGTTTTAATACTGATGCAACCGGGGCATCCTCTTGGCCGTAATCAACTGATTTAATGGGCTCATCGCCTAAATCATCAATGAATAAACAACACTTTTCATGGCCAATAATGGTGTGCAAATTATTTTTTGGTGCATCGAATATTTGTCGTGAATCAACAAAGTAACCGTTTAAACCTAATTGGCCGCGATTTTCATATATACACCTCAACAATAAAGATTTACCCACGCCAAAGGAACCTAATAATGTGATACCCTTATTTAAATCGAGTGTGCGCGATATGGTTTTATCATCCAATTCGATTGTATAGGTAAGGGCCTTATCTGATTCATTACGATTTAGATAAGCCATTATTACCTGAAACAACCAATCGTTTTCGCTGGTTATCTGTAATGATCTTTGGCCCTTTGATGCAACCAGAACGGCATTATTCAATATTTTCAAAAAGATTTCATTGAATTTGTTTTGGTCCATCAGCTGTTTAGGGCGATCTGGCTTTATTATTATGTCGGATTGAATTAATTCGTTCAATTCCGATATTGATTTAATCTTTTGTGCCATGTGTTTGTTCTATTTCAGTATTCCAATCGGTTTTATCACCGTTATTACTATGTGATGTTTTCTTATCTATTTCGGGTTGGATGTATACGGCCTCAAATGTTGCCCAGGAACGCCCAATACACTTTTTAATTACTTGTGAAACGGTCCAACCTGTTTGGTTTACCTCTTCAATGAATGTATCAAATGCAATTTGGGATTCCACAACCCGTTTTTGGCGGCGTATCTTTATCCATTCCTGTATCATTTCATTGGGTATATCCAATTCCTTTAATGCCTGTTCAATATCAAACCCTTGGTTGTTGGTCGGGGCCTCTGGGTTCGGGTTTTCATCCTCTTTTAACGGTTTGATGTTTTTGATTTTGCCCTTTTCGTATAACATTGCAATTAATCGGGGCTTTGTTATACATGGAACCGTTCGTTTTGCGTATGCGCTTTGTATTGAATCAACAAACTTTTGATTCCATACTATTTTTTCACTCCAAAGGTCTGGATCGATCTCATCCAATTGGCATAAATCGTTTAGTATGTTAATTAATTTTTCCTGGTCGATTTTACACTTTGAGGATACATACATTAGTTCGGTTGGATCTGATAGATCTAAATAATGATTTGCTGTATCGCCTAAAATCTCGAGGATTTTAAACCACGTTGCGTATCCATCATTGCCATACCTTTCTTCGATGGTGAACATTTTTTTACCGTTACCAATTTGGTGCGGGAAATATTCAACCGTTAATTTCGGGGGTCTTGCCATTGTGTTGTTCGTTTTTAAAAAAAAAAGGCGGCAACGCGGGGCCGCCGCCCTCTTCCAAATCGAAATCAATCATACAAACGGTTGGCACCGTTCAAGATCAATAACGCTAAATTATTTAATCCAAATTACTAATTGTCATTTTTAACCGTTCTAAAAATTCATCATATTCTAATTGGCTGTTTTCCTCGGCAAATAATAGATTACCCGGCACCAATGTTTTATTCCGTTCAGACCAAAAAACGCCGCGGCGTACATGTGCCTGTGATCCCATATCGGAAATGGCCAATTTTGGTTTATCTGGGTGTACGATTTGAAATAATTCTTTGTACTGCTTAATCGATCCATTTTTGAATGAATCAGATTGTTGTAATGGTTTCTGTATCATAATACGAGCGATATTTTTAATGTACCGTTGATGCGCTGTAATTTCCTTTTCGGATCTAATTTTGCGACCATTTCGTTTACCAGGTTATGCGATATAGTGTAACGGGTCATTTTTTGGTATATGTCGTGGTAATCGTACCCGTATTTACGGCAAAAGGCTGATAGATTGGTATCATGTTCTATGCATAGCACCGTGAACGCCTTTTTAATATCTGCTTTATCCTTTGGTTCGGTGTATTCCATTTCAATTTGTTTGGTGCAATGTAACAAATTATTTGTTGTCTGTAACAATTCTTTTGTTAACATCGATTTGTTAATATAGGGGGTGAAACTCTTTGTTTTATTGGGTTTCGAGGGGTGTTAATAACGTGGTTTATCTGCCTTTTTTGGAAACCGGTACAGATGTTGCACTAATTACTTCGTTTTTCATTTCATCGTATGGACCTAACGCAAGCCGGATACTTTCCATTTCTGGTGATCGCTCATAGTAAATTTTAAATATCTCTTCTGGGGCATTGCGGTCGTTCATATCATGCCACTGCTTTATTATTTTTACCGCCTTTAATAGCGTACTTCTGTGTATATAGTTTTCCATAATTATTATTTAGATCTAATATTATTCAATTTTTAGTGTTAGTTATTCTTCTGGGTTTATCAGCATATCCAATTTAGAATACAATCGAATAGGCACGTTTACGCGAATAGAGTTAGCAAAGGGTTGATATGAATACTGTATGCTATTTTTTAGTTCGCCAGGCGGCAATGGCTCCCTAGGGGCTAATATTGGCCGGCTAATATTAGTTTTTATTCTTTGCAATATAAACTCCAAATAGTTTAAGTCCTGTTCTTTAACAAATATTGTTACCGTTACATTATCCATAATTATTTATTTTGATGCAATTTCTATAATTACGGCATCAATGGCCGCGTTCCATATAGTTCTGGCGACATCCTCGGAAACATTCAATGGCTCATAAAGTGCTTTGTTGGTTTTCCACCATATTTGAAAATGCGATTCTTTCTTACTCATATCATTACATGTTATACGATTTATCCCCACCCGTTAAAGTATCTTTTACCCCTGCGAATTTTTCAAAGGCTGAATCAATAAATTCTTTAAGGCCATCCATATCTGAAACATCTAATTTTTTGAAATTATTTTTATTCCAATAATTTTCACATTTACGCTGGGTTTTTTCGCTGTCACGACTATTATAAAAATCATCAAACTTAACCGCCTTTATGTTATAGTCTTTATCTATTGTTACTCTTATCGGAAATGTAGATGAATATTCAAATCCGCCGCCCCAATCACCTCGACCACTTATTGTTCTCCCAATTCCAATTTTGAGCCATTTATTATCAAACGCCTCTTTATCAACAACACCTGACCCAGTCCATCCTATTGAATATCCATTGCTAACGTGGATTTTATTGTGGCCTATTCGCCTTAGTAAGGTATCTACATTTAATACTTTCTTTCTGAATAATCCTAGCATGTTCTAACTGTTGGTGAAACATGCTTTAACAGCGTACATACATCCAGTTTCGATCTTTTCCTGGGCTAAATTCATAACCCGATCCAATTCAGTGTCGCCAATTAATTCAATTATATCGCTATCTGGACCAATTGGTTTGGCCTCTGGGCGCATTGTTTCTATTAAATCAATCAACTCAGCTGATTTGTTTTTGATCTGATCAACTAAATCATTTTTCGCGGGGTTGAATTCCGCTTTTACTCGTTTTTGTCCTAATGTTTGTTTCATGTTATTTTAATTTATTGATTTGAATTACTAATTGTTCCACCACATAAATCGGTGTAAACCGCGTTGTGGTGGATTTGTCCGGTTTTTTTACTTCTATCGATGTGGTTTTACCTTCTGGAAATTGTATTTCAATTTCATCAGATCCGCTTTTAACTCTGATTTTTATAATGCTCATAACATCAAATACGGTTTAATCGGTCTATTTCAGCGGCGATTAGTGCGCCGGCCTTGGCTAACTCTTTTACCCGATCATCTGGGGTTGGTTTCCACCAACTTTTTGCCCAGGGCCATAACGGGTGTTCGGGGTTATCGCGGCGGCCGGTATGTATAGTTGCATAACATGCGGCCGCCAATGCTAATTCGCCCTTTTCATGCTCATCATCATGGTATTCATCCCACCCTTCGACATCTATTTGGCGTTGGCGTTCCATTGCTATTAATTCTACTCCTGTTTTCATACTATTTTAATTTATTTAAGTGTTACGGAATTGAAAAAGTTCGGCAATTCTCGAATCTTTAAGTGGTCCGGAATCGGTTGTACTTTGTCGATTTGTTTAAAAAAATAAGGTATCCCGAGTAATTTACATTGGTCTTTCATGGATTCAGCCCATTCAATATTGAACGGCCTTTTTTTATGGCCTGATTCGCCGCCCTGAATAATCCAACCTATACGACCCATAATATGTTGTGATGACCTTAAATTAATGGGGCCGGTTTGGGGCTCTATTGATAAAAACAAATTCGAAAACATCGGCGTTTCCATTATTAAATGGCGCAACGCTGTGTATGCTGTATCATTATCTGATATTGACGTACCAAACCATACGTTGGTAAATGGCCAATCCAGCGGAATGTGTTTATTTATATTTTCCGGGCGTTTGGTCAACAATAAAAATACCAGGTCCGGAAATAGCCCCATATCAATTTGATTGAAAAATTCTCTTCTGATATCGCCGGTGGTTTCGAAACCCTCAATTGGATTTATCAATGGTTTCGATGGCTCGAATATATCCATCATAGAACCAACGAATACCCGAATTTTACGCCCCTCGGCGCGGGCTTGTCTTTGATACTTATTTAGATCTTTGAACGCCGATTTAATGCGTTTTCTGGGGGCGTTTTCACCCCATAAATCGTTTTTATATCTCGTATCTGAAAGGTATTCGGCATAACAGTTTTTGCATCCTGTATGCACCTTTGCACACCCCCACCATAAATTAACGGTGTGATCGGTCCATTCTATTTTACTGTTTTCCGCCATGGCCAACTGGATTTTTTAAACGTATTATTTCCTTTGTTAATGCCTCGGCGGGGCTCATATTGTCCAAAAAGTAACCCATCATATTCTCGAGTTTAAAAAGATGTTCGATATCATTCATGGTTGGGCTTACCTCATCATCAGATTGTATCATTTCGTTTTTAATGGCAATTACATGAACCCGTTTTAACCAATAATCACGGTTTGTAATATCTAATGTTTCAGCCTCGGCCAACCGGTCTATTTTTTGGATCCAACCAATTGCAACGGCCGCAACCTGTATTAATTCGGCGCGGCGTTTTACCGGGTCGAATTCGCCGATAGCCTCGGCAACCTCTTCAATCAATATATGGGCATACGTTCCGTTGCCAGACTTAAATGCCGAATCACATCGGGTTTGGGCTGATTGGGGCGATAATATACCATACTCTTCACACATACGTTCGGGAGTACATGAATTTTCACGGTTTAACAATACTGGATCCAAACACGGTATATTTTGTTCGCCGAACTTTTTTATTTGGCGGAACCGTTCGTTTTCCAGTTCTTTAAAAATGTGCATCCTTTTCATAATTTGGTGTGGTTTTATGATCTTTATTATTACAATTTGATTTGTGGGTAATTCCGTTACCCCGGCCGTATAATACGATGTATTCGCAATCATCAATTACAACTTCTATAATATGGCCGAATTCACCGTTTTCATCGCGTATAGTATAATCAACTGGTGAATTATTAACAGTTACTGCATGAGTTGTAATTGTAATAAGGGCGGCGACCCCAATAAAAATTGCAAGGGCGGCGCAAATAGCCCGCGCGATTAAATGTGATCGTTTCATAATGTACGTATTAATTCAATTTCAATAATACCATTGTATCCAACCTCACCGGCCATTGGATAACGTTTAATTCCTTGATTATTTGGGTTGGGATCATGTACCACGTTAAAATTTCGATCGATAATTACCTGGTGCATGGTAAAATTGTTTTTTGATGGGTCGAAATAAGTTGGTGAAAATACCGCCGCGGCAAATAAACCGTTCATGCCCTCAAATTGGGTTATCATTTCGAAACCGTTTTGGGTTGGTTTTGTTTCCCATCCATGTACAGCGAAATCGAAAACATCGAATAATGCCGGGTTTTTTTCCCTGAAACATAATCGATACCCATGGGATTCGTAAAATTCACGCAATTTAAGCCGCCAATTCGGATGATCTACAAAATGGGGCACCTCATGTAGTGGCACACTAAATAATGATGCGTATGCCGCTTGCATGCAATTACCGGTGGTAATGCCAAAATCGTTTTGGTAAATCTTATTCATTCAGTAAGTATTTAACAATACGTTGCACCATATATGCCCAACATAATAAAAAACCAATCATTATCGATTTTGTATATAGTTCAAACCAAAAGGGGTATTCATATACCGTGCGCAAAGGATACGAACTTTTAAATACAAACAATGGTACAAAGGGGGCCATATATAGGGCGGCGAATAAAACGAATGATATAATGCGTTTTTTCCAACCGGGCTTGGGTGTGATGTTTAATTTCATATCAATTATTTTGTGATTCAATGGATGAATGACCAGAACCAGATGAATCGGGGTTATATCGTTTATTTAAATCATCGGCCATATGCTGGGTAATAACCGTATGATGTAATAACAATTCGTTCATTATTGTAAACATGTTGGTGGTACCCTCGGCCAATTCCTTTGCGCGTTTTTTGCCAATCTGTTTTTCCTTTATATGCATGCGGATTTGTTGGCCCTCTTGTCCGGGTATTGGTTCGAATTTCGCGGCGGAATAACTCGGGTTGATTCTCATGTAATGTTCGCCAAACCCTGGGGTATGTAAAACGATTGAACCGGCAATATCATGTTCATCCATGATATGTTGTATTTGGCGCATGGCCTTTTTCAATTTTGGGTGGTATCTCATGTTATTTTAATTTTGATCGTATTTCGCATTTTCGGCCATTATCAATGATGTTAATTGGCCTTTTATCGCCTCACATATTTTTGCCGATTGGTGAATTTCGGTGTGTGATTCATCTAATTGGCGTACCTGGTGTATTAAATCCCAAAACGGTTGTAATGATTCTAATACCTTTTCCTGGGTTGCCAATGTTGTAAACAGATTATGCCGGACCGGGCCGCGCTTTTGTAATACACTGCGGGCGGCATCTAAAATATTTGAATCCAATTCTATTGTATGATTTTCGGCATCGCCTTTTATTTCATATACCAGGGCGGTAAATAAGCGGAACAACTCCAATAAACTGCATGAAATCATTTGGCGGATAATGCCGGCCTGTATCATGGTTTCAGCATTGTTAAAATCCTCTTCATTAAATCCAGATTGTGGTGAAATCATGGCAATCATGGCATATTTACCATCATCTGTTTTTTCTTTATCAGGCGACCAAATTACATTCCATTGACCTGGGGGTAATTCACCCGGCATTACCTCAACTAATCCCAACTCCCAAACGCCATTGGTGCCGGAAAAATTTGGAACATTAATTTTTGGGTCTGTTTTTGGTTTTTTCATTTATAGGCTTTTTAATTGTTCGGTTAATTCTGGGCCCAACATTTGCGCGGTTGCCTCTGGGCGTTTTTGCATTTGTGATTTAAAATCCTCGATCATTTGTTGTTCGCGGCCGCTTTCTAATGCGATTCTAGCGGCAACCCCAACAATTGATAATTGCGGGTGGTGATGCACAAATTCCTGTAAAAATTTGCGTTGGGCGGCTGTGTCTTTTGTCATCATTGATTTTAATTTAGCTTTAACATTTTCGGGTACTGCATCGATTAATTTTGTTCCTGTACGGCTCATAAACGTTGTTTTAATTGTTGCTGAAACACCATTAATTCCTTTTGAAATGGTATTGATAAATTGAATTCATCCATTGCATATTGCGGTATTTCGGTAATATTTCGGTGTGTTGGATGTGGGATCCGGCGCACACTATAATAATCACTCATAAATTTTATTACCGCCTTTGATAAATCATTAGCACAAAACCGCACGTTGAATTTTCTGCCATATTTTATACACAAATCAATACTTATGTATGGTTTTGAAATTGCGATTGGTCCGAAAAAATCATGTTGATAAATTCGAATTTCCTTATTCTTTGTCTGATGTATTAATTTCATTTTTGCCATTGTGTTGTGGATTTATTGACCCGGATAATTTTACATTAAACGGCCGAACTTTTACGTAGGTATTTAAAGGGTAGTAATTTTTACAATTGTTATTTAAATCAATTGCCATTGCAAGCGTTGGAATTATCGCGTTATATTTTGCGGCGAATTTTTCACACAAATTAAACCCGATTATATCGCGGCAAATCGCAATGCGGCCATACTCTGGATGGCTGAAAATGCGTATTTCTTTGTTCTTTGTGGAATGTATTAATTCCATGATTGACTTTCGATTGAAAACCAAAGTTAAATAAATATCTGAATTTGCAACAAAATTTTTGTTGTTATTTATTCGGGGGTAAAATCAATGGGGCGGCGATGATGCCGATACCGGTAATAATTTTGTAATAAAAACGGGGCTAATTGCGCGGGTCGATATCTGGGGGTATCTTTGGAAAAAATCGGCTCCATATTTTTGGCAAATAATGCCGGATGATAAAGCCAATTATTAATAATAACCACCACCGGCGGCCAATCCACGACCAAAAAACGTTTGAATTACTCATTTTTCGTTCGTGTCGATCCTCTGATTTATCCCGTTTTCGCTCAATATTTAAACTATCATTTTTCCCATCGATAATAGTTTGTAGCTTGTTCAATTCGGCATCAACTGAATCATTGTAAAATTTCCGAAGGTTTTTTAAACTATCACTAAACCGGCGATTATCAAACCGGACCATCCAACGTGTTTTGGGGGGTTGGGGCTCTGGACAATCACACGGTACATTTCGATATATAATAGAATCTTTACCATCGGCACCTGGTATGGTATCGGTAATTCGAACAATTTTTGTTTTATTCTCAATAGTGCCGCCCTTTTTATAAAACAGTTTTAAATGGTCTTGGGCGGATCGACACCCCACCAAAATAAACAGGCATAACAATATATTTATTTTAAACCTCAACATACCGGTACGGTTGGATTTTTCAACATATCAATTAAATCTGGTTGCGGGTGGCAATCTGATTTATCATATCTATATGATACGTGCGTATAAACTCCCGGTTTTCCCTTCAATGCATCCTTTGATACATCCCACATATCCGGGTGATAATCAATTGGTATGCCATACCTAGTGTGCCAAAAAAGGATTAATTGGCGCACGGTTTCAATTTGCGCCTTTGTATAGCGTTCAAATGCTTTGAACCCTCGGAACCCTTCCGGGTATTCAATAACCTTATTAGAATCGACCCTATGGCCATATACGGAACGCCAACAATTGTTTTCATCATCCCATTTTAAACCGCCGAATGAATCAATTTCGATACCGATTGATGCCGGATCTAATGATTTGTACGGCATATTTTGGCGGGCAAAGTGTTTATTACCTAATCCTAGGTGATACGCCCAATATTTGGATGAAAACACCTGGTGCGGTGTGCCATCATGTGCAACAATAATACAGGTTCCAATTCGTTTTCCATCCTTTAACCACCAATTAATATCACCTTTTACACCCTCTGGTGATACGGTGTGGTGCAATACAATTTGTTTTTTCTGGGTTGGAAATTTAATGAATTCACGCGCGGTAAATTCTTTATGAAATATGATTTTATCCAATATTGACATCATCCGATTTTTTTGATTTCCATTTACTAATACGATCTGTTATCATTTCGGCGCCCTTGGTACCAACGGCAACACCAACTAAAATACTGAATACATCCATGCGGATACCGTTAATTATAAAATCCTGTACGGCGAACCATATAACAAGTAACCAACTAGTAAACATTGTTAATTGCGCCCAATCCCAAACGATAACACCCTGGGCGTTTGGGCGTTTTAATGTATCATGTAATACGCCTTTCATTGTCCACCATATGTATTTATACCATGGCATCAACTAGAGCGCAAATTTTTTAATTCGGTGTTATGCTCGGTTACTATATGTGATAACCTTAAATTCGATTTTGAAATTTCCTTTATTAGTTGCTCATTGTCGGTGTGCCGCTTATCATTTTGTTTTAAATAACTCCGGATCATTAACGCGGCTAAAAAAACAATAATACTTATTAACAATGAAATTGTTAATAACGGCATCCAATTACCGGTGTATGCCTCGGTAAATGATCGTTTCAATTCTTCTAATTCACCGGGGCCTATTGCTAAAATTAAATTACATTTCATAGTTATTATTCATTTTACACCAGGCAAAAACCGTATTGGCGGATGGTGTAATTGGCAATTTATTTTGTTCTTATTGCAATATCTTAAAAAAAATTATTTTCAATAATAATTTAACCGTTCGAATCTGATGGTGCAACCGATCAATTTTAATTCTATTTACATCATCCCATATTCGAACATAAATTACCCGTTCGAATTTATTAATTTTAAAAACTAAATGATTTTTAAGAAGTTTGTAATTACAGGATAGAACGCCCTTCTTAATCCTGTTCGGGATGGGTGATTTAAACTATTACCGCCCTCTGAATAGTCGCCATTTGTCCAATCGGTTCCCGTGTTGTTTCCTAGTAGTTCGTTATTAGTGAACTCTGGTGTGTGGATGGTTTCGTAACGACCGCCCACTAAATAAGCATCTGATAAAGTACCGTTCTTAACACCTACCGCAATTCTGCCATAGTCTAGTTTAGTATCTGAGGTGTATGTTGCTACTTCGTTTGTATTGATTGTTACTGTAACATCGTATTTCCCAATAACTATCTCGATAGCGTTATCTTGCCCTTGTGTTATTTCGCTTTGCGTGTTGTTAACCTTTAATGTTCCGTTCTCCCAAATCTTCGCTTTAGTGTCTGTAATCTGTACAGACACGCCTTCACTCCATGCGTCTGTTTTTAAATATCTAACGCCTAATGAAGCGATGGCGGCCGAACCGTCTGGGTCATAATCGGCAATCAGTTTAGCACTTACGTATTCATAGTCGGAGCTCGTATTGGTTACTCCATAAATAGAAGTTCCTGAAGTCTTAACTAATGAGTTATATGTCCTACTCGTTGCGGCGGCTCCTGAAACTAAAGTTAAGTTATCTAAAGATATTTGTTCCTCCATGTAGTTCAATGGATCTCTACCATCACGCAGTATTTGCCATTCTCTGCCCACATCTAATAGACCACAATTTTTTTCACCCGCTAAAGTCCTTACCTCTCTATTATAGGCTTTGATTAATCCGTTCTTATCAATATACGGGTCACTATCCATTGTCGGAAGTATAGAAGTCATTAACAATATGCTAGGCGATTTTGTCCAGGCTTGCATCGTTGTTAATGCGCTTGCATAGTCTGTTTTAAAATCTTCAGGGTGTTGCGTGTCGTTAATGCCGAATTCCATAATAACGAGGTCGGGCGTTTTAGCATCTACTTTGCCAATCCATGTTTGATTTATTGTTGAAGCCTCTTGCCATGCGTAAGTTTCTTGGGGTCTATAATATCCATCGTTTTTATTCGCTGGCTCTGTGGCCTCGCCTTTAAATTCTGTATCTATATAGTTCTCGATTTTACGAGAAGCTAAACCAAAGTTGTAAAACGTGAATGTTACATCAGGGTATTTAGATTCAAGTGTGCGCATAAAGTATTCACAGTAGATATTGAACCCCTCCATTTGCGCGTTCCATCCCTCCGTTACAGAAGTGCCAACGAATACAACCGTGCAGGCTTCGTTGTCTATTGCCGTGTTAAAAGTGTCTAAGTTCATATTAAATTATTTGATCCCAAATTTTTACATATATCGGCGTTCGTCTTGTGTTGGTTTTTGCCGTTGATGTTATTGGAAATGAATTATTATTTAAAATTATTGCTCGGGTGTTGTCGCCCGGAACGTTGTTACATGCCCAGGACTGCTGCGTTGATGTTGAAAAATTAACGCCTAATATCGTGATATTAAAGTTGGCCCACTCATTGAGTGACCAGTATTCCTGTTGTGTTAATAAGTAGAAGCCGTTTGCCTGATGAAGCGCGGCCGCATTTGCGAAGTTTCTATACGTACCGTCTGACTTTAAATAAAGTCGCCCCGTTAAATGGTCGATAACGGTGTCATTGTTTCCTGGTGGTGTTTGGCTTCCGTCCTCCCTTGTGAATCTGTTTTTATTACCAAAGACATTATTATATAAAAGGGTGTTATATGGGTCTACTGCATCCACATCTAAGGCTTGAATCGTTGCGGGGGTTTCAGGTCGCGCAGTCAACCACACATCGTTCTGTTCTCTCCAACCCGCATCATAGTTTTCGAAATTATTTACATACTTCGAAAGGTGGTGGGGTTCGAAATATTGAATTCCAGCTGGTGATGATCCGGTGGCCCTGGCTTTTATATAAATATCTTTGCTCATTATAGTACGTTTATGTTAAATGATACTACATCCGCAACGGATGCCGAAACGGTTACTTTATCATATGCTGATATAGCATCGCCGTATGAATATGCTGAACCATTTACCAACACGGTAATAGTTGCGGCGTTTTTTTGGGCGGCAATTCCAGATATTTGATTGGCGTATGGTGGGTAATAGTCCACCGATAATTCATCAATTAATTCAACCGTATGTTGAACACCTACATTTTTCCAATATGTATTAGCCTTGTCATATTCCAGGTAATGACCGCCTAATGGAGATGCAATTAAAACATCATGTAATTCTGATAAGTGTGCCCCCTCTTCAACATTAACAAAGATTTGCCCAACGGTTGCGCTATTTCTAACAACATATCCAATGGTAACAATGTGATCCGGCGTTGTGGGCGCAACATTGGTTAATTTCCCCGGCGTTGTACTTAAATAAAGTGTGTCGCCTTCGCCCCAAATTTCACCAACCGGAGTACCCGATGCGTTCAGGTTTTTGATAAGGCCCAGAATAATAATAAATCCGGAATTGTTTTTGTTAATTGCCTCTTCAACTATCCCAATTGTTGAATCACTTGTTATTTCCGTAGACGCAGATGCGAGTTTAGCGGCTAGGCGGTTGCCTTGGGCGCCATCAATATAAACAACATCGCCCTTTACCATATCAACGGTGTCTTTATTGGTAATAAAACAGTGTTGTTGTAGTCCTATGTCATTTGTAACATCGCCATTTTTTAAACCTAATCTAACTGTGCCCACATCATCCTGCCATTGCATTCGACCAGGTACAATTACACCAGTTGGCGTTAAATTAAACTGAGCATGATTTAAAAGAACGCCAAACCCGCCCATGTCTAAATCTTGTGTTGCACCAGTATAAGGTACAAGCGTTGCAACAATAGCATCAACCTCTGAAATCGTATATGCCCCAACCTGGGCCGCGGTTACTTCATGCGGATTGGATTTATTGGCATAATGTGCGTCTGCAACATCTTTTGGGGCAACGTTATTTAATGTGATTGTTGGCATGTTATACGTTTATTATAATATCTTCATCAGGATCCAACGTTACAACGATAACCGATTGATCAAATACACCGTTTACAAAAACATCATATTCTGTATTGGGTAATACATACGGGTTGCCACTTGGAATTTCCTGATTAAATGTATTGTTAGAATTAAATAATTCGGCCGGATCGCACACATCGATTGGGGGCGGGGGGGTTACTAATCCGGTGGTCCATAAAAACCCGTTCGCGGTTTCGCCTAATTGCCATTGCGTTTGGGCGATGAATTCACTAATTGGGGTCGCCTCTGGGTTGCTCTGATCCGCTTTAACCGATAATGAAACCCGTACCATCGATAAATTTGTTGCCTCACCCGCATCGACTGTTCCAGGGGTAAAACCTGTTACAATTGAACGCATGATAAATGGCGGTGTAAATGCTAGTGTATTATAAACCGGATGCGATAATATACCCTCAACAATTCCGGCCAAACGTTGTACCAATGCATTGGTTATTTCATCCCCGCGTTTTTCCGAACTCGCGGATTTTTTTGATTTACCATATACATCGATGACAAATTTAAACGTTCCATCCCGATCAACAATGGTATGGTTATCATACCCGGCTTCATCTATTGAAACATTAACCGCTGGTAATTCATCTGGGGTAAATGGCTTATCACGTTGAATGAAAACTTTGGTTGGTATCGTATCATCATATGTTATGGCGGATTGCCTAAATAATTCATCGGCCAAAATTAACCCGATTTGATTTCGAATTAATTCATATGAACGGGTCGTTATGGGCGTATTAATTAGCGGCATCGTAATCTGATAAGATGATATTTATTAGATTAATTGTATAGTCTGGTTGGACATGGTCCACAATATACTGTTTAGTGGATCCATCGGCGTATGTAATCGTTACCAAATGATCCGTAAAGGATATTAAATTATCATCATCGCGGGTTGGATAACTAGCATCTAATAATGGTTGCTCCGATACTGTAACATGGGTAAATTTTCCAATCACCGGATTACCATTTACATCGTAATCATTCGAATGATCTGGGGCGATACCAACAATGGTTGCCGTTTCGCCGGTTGGGGCCTCAAATGCAAGCGTTAAACCGAATTCATCGGTATTTGTTGTGATGGTTTCAACATCTAATTTTACCTGATTCATTAACCCCATTACACAAATTTTTGAACAAAAAAGCCCCTAAAAAGGGGCTTTTACATATGAAACAGACTATTTATTTTTTTTCATTCAGTAGTGCCCATAATACCGCTTTTTTGTTCTTCTTGTCAAACGGTATTTTTCGCGCTTCTAATTCTGCAACGATTTCGGACTTATTGATATCATCCTCGACAAATACCGGATGATCCTCACCTTTACGTTTTATTGTAAATAGTGGGTCGCCCATTGGGTTTTCATCTAATATATCATCATCCGATTCATCAGTTTCCGGTAATTTAGTTTCTAAATCCCCGGTCAAATCAGCCAAATCAATTTCTTTATCCTTTATATCCGGACGCGCTTTTAAACGGCCCTGGCGAACCAATTCATCAATATTTTGTGGAAAATCTGAGGCGGTTACAATATCGCCGGATTTCCAAACCTTATTGCCTTTTCCTGATAGCCAACGTTGTGTTACTTCGTAATACATGATTTCGATTTTAGTTTAAAATTATGATGTGATTTGGCGGGTAACAATTGTGTCGATTGCCAAAGGCAATGCAACACCAGCTGATAAAATTTCCTGTACGTGGTTACGGCCTTTAACATCGATGTATTCGTTAAATACGAATGCACCACCATCTGTTTGGCGCAATGGTGTCATACCAGGCAATTGCGGTACCAATGCAAATTGCGTTCTAAATTCGGTGTTTTCCGGTACCATGATATAATCCGTATCTGGAATATATTTTTGGAATACATCAGCAGAATCGCGGTACCCTTCTGGATATGTCCATATATTAAATTTATATGAACCAGCGGAAACGCGACCATGCAATGTACCACCGGTTGACATCCTCTGAGGTTCACGCAATTCACCCAATTGTACGTCTTTTAAATCGTATTTAGCTTGGAATATCGCGTTGTTGGTCATCGCACTAAACACATCCGCGCCCATAATAACGTTGAATATTCCACCCTGAGATTTTCCATTTTCACGAATCCATTGGGCATCGGTTTGTAATGCAACCATTGGGTCAACCGTATCATCGGTCCAATCCGTACCAGCCGCATATGCTTGTAATGATGCCGCCTTTCGCTTGAAATCGATATTATCACCGTTACTAACTGTGATCACACCAGAATTCAGTGCATCGGCACATTGTTTTTCGTATGCGCGCAAAATCTTGTTTTTAATCTCGTTTAGAGTATCGGCCGCCTCGGTCGATAATTGGGCCATAATTTTCGGGTCCAATGTTCCAAAAGCTGTATCGTAAACATCAAGTTCATTTACATTGAAACCTTCACCATATAATGGCGGCTCCATTGTTTTAATCGTTGACCGCGATTTTTTGTTTAGATTGGTTCCTGTACCCCGCAAAATATCAACGGCGATTTTTTCCGTTCCACGCCTAACTTCAATTGATACCAATTTAGTTGGTGAAAAACTCCATGGAAAAAAGGAACTTAAAAAACTGGCCGGGGTGGATTTTTCGTTATAAATGGCAACAATTGCATTTGTAACGGCTGATCGCGCGGCCTCTAAACCAATAGTGTTTAACAATGCACCCGGTATTTGGGGTACAACTAATGATACCGCGGTAATGGATACGGCGGCTAACCCGAATTCAGGCGTTCCGATTGTGTCCGGGGCAATGGTCGCCGTTAATCCCGCAACTACAAATAATGCTATACAGATTGAAAAAATCGCTTTCATGTTTGAATTTTTAAATTATTAGTTTGTGTTGTTTTTTTGTTGTTTTTATTTCGGGTTAAACTATTCGTTATCGGCCGCGCCTAGTTCATCAATCGATTTTAATACAATACCAACGGTATCGGATCCAATACGATCACGCATTGTTTTCGATTCAACCACTGTATCGAAATCATCGGAACCATCAAAAACAATTTTGTTTTCATCAACTTCACCAGCTGTACAAATACGTACATTGATTGTTTCGCCATCCGGAACTGTATATTCATCCGCCAAAACACCAACCGGGTACTGACTACCATCAGATGCGCCGGTTGCACATGGAACCAGTAAACCGGTTGCAGATACACGACCCATTAACGTACCAATTGGATGCGTTACATCATCATACGTTGAGTTATTAATTTGACCATCGGCAAATGAATTTCCAAAAATGAAAATTTTCGAATAATCGTATTGCGATGTTCTCATTCCGCCGGCATATGAACTAGATTCTAATCCCATAATTTTTATTTTGTGTTACATTGGTAAATCCAATGAACTGGTGATGTTTTTGTTTTTATTCGGTTCTTAAATCCGGTGGATTACTCCGCCGGTGTTTGTTTTTCTTCTTTTGGCAATCCGGCCGCATCTTTAATTTCGGCCTCTAATTTTTGTTCAGGTGTTAATTCCGGTTCGCCCTCTGGTGTTTTGGTTACTGTTTTAGAACCACCATTAGCGGTTGTGTCCGCTTCCAGTTTTTTAAGGTATTCCGGTGATTGCATTTTAACCGCAAATTCAGAACGTGCCGTTTCGCTTATCGCCTCGCCTGATTCGATACCCTTTTTAACGGCCTCTGGGTCAACTTTTGCAAAGGCGTTCCATGCACCAACGCGGTCGCGCTCTGCTTTTACTGCCTCAGTTTTACCCTCTTCTTTTCCTTCGTTGAAAATTTCAGCATATAGCGATGGAAATTTTTCTTTTAGTTCTGCTTTATTCATAATGGAATTATTATTTTCTGGTGATTTTTCTTTTGTTGCGGCCGGCGTAATTGTCGCTGGCAATTGTACCATTTCCTGGCCGTATTTTGCGGCAATGGTTTCAATTCTCGATTGAATTTTTTTCTGTTTTTTCGGAGTGATGGAAACAATTTTATTGATGATACCAACCTTTTTAGCCTCTTGTGCCGATATGGTAACATCCAGACGATCATCCATTGAAAAAATTTCCTTAACCTTTTTGCCGGTGATCTCTTCGAATTTGGCAACATCTACTTTATTTCTAAAAGCGCGTTCCAAATCTTTATTGATTCCTTCTAAGTATTTACGGCTGGATTCATCCATTGAACTTTCAAACCATGATGCATATGCCGCACGGTGAATTGTCATTTTGGCCGTATCTATCGATTCGACATCATCCGCATAAATTGCAAAATACGCGGCCATGGAATGTGCCATGCCATCGATTTTTACAGTTTTATCGCCCTCGAATTCCTTAAACTTTGCGATCATCCCATAACCATAACCAACTTCACCACCTGGTGAATTAACCCGGATCGTAAGGTGCCCATCCTCGATTTCATTAATTGCCTTAATGAAGTCGGCGGAACTTTGCGCCCAGATTAAACCATATAGTAAAACTTCGTTTTTCATGTTTATGTATAAATCAACAATTCGTTGTTCAAAAAATTATACGTTACTAAATTATACAGAACAAAAAAAATGCATTTTATTTTCCCCGTTTTTTTTTAGATGATTATATTTGGCGCATGGGTAAAAGTTCAAAAGGTCGCGTTGAGTTGTTAATAACAAATGTAAATCCGGACATTAAAAGGCAACTAAAAAATGTTGCTAAATACGAACAAAATTCGGGGGTATCTGAGTTTATACGCCCGCATTTAAGAAAGGTATTAGAGCGGTATCCGGATGATATAAAAAACCCGCCTAATCATCAACCGGATCAACAATAACCTCATCATCAATTATTTCGTTTTCCTTTAATTTGGCAATTTCATCACTGAATTGTTCAATATTCGCATCTGAATCACCCATACCCAAAAGTTCGGTTTCCTGTTCAATTGTTGAAAGTGGCGCATCTTTGGCTTTATCACCCAATTTAGCGCGGGCCGCTTTAACTTCCTTAACCGGGTCAATGTGTGGAAACATTGGGCCGGTGAAACGCACCGTTTCGTAACTTTCGGTAATCATAAAATCCTTTTCAATAAACGCGCGAATATATCCAGGGGCTTGGATCTTGTTTTTCAAAATCTCAGTATAAAGCCAAAATTTATAAACGTATGTATAGTATTGTGCGCTGAACCAATTTCGATCAACTCCCATTGTGTGATCCCAATCTTTAGTGGCGGCCCTCGATGCACTGTATGAATCGTTATATAGAGACAATGCAACATTTGGTGGAATACCAACACATGCACAAATAATTTCGGCATTGGGTTTGTAAAAATCGTTAAACCCTTCAACGGTGTTGCTCTGATTTACGTTTTCAATTTTTGCGCCCTTTGGTAAATTAATGGCCTGTTTTTGAAATGTTGCTGTAATCAGTTTTGCCAATGCTTCACCATCCGAATCTTCTGGTATTTCACCGTCACCGGTACCAGATTGGTTTGAAAAGGCGGTTAATAAATCGTCGCCAAATGGATTGCGTCCATCCGAATAATTTTGATGTACAATCTGGTATGCAATTTTTGCAACCTCTTCAGCACTACCTACCGATGCCTCGCGGTACCGGTCTATTTTCGAAAGTGTTTCCAATACGGTTGCAATCACGGGCAACCCGCGGTGGTAATTAATACGCCACTTTGAGCCCTTTACTAAAAAGGCGGTACGTAAACCAACCTGTTTACTGTATGCCTCAACAAAATCATAATCATTTGGACCCTTATTTACATGGTACCCCACAATTTGGCCGGTTTGCGTTACCTCAACACCATTGGAAATAATATTGGGTCCCTGGTTGATTTTTTTATCAAATGGTGTTTGAACCTTTGCGCCATCGATATATTGGATTTTAACAACCCCTTTTATATACCTGAGTATTACCAGAACATCACCAGATATTTTTGAATTTAAATAAATGTCTCGGGTTGCTTCATTAAATGTTTGGTTATTGTCAAATGTTGAATTTTTGGAATTCGCCCAAACTTGCCAACGCGCTTCCACTACCGAATTAAATTGTTCCCGATCATCCTTTGACATTACAATGCCCTCAGTTTTCAGAACTATTTTATTGGGGCTTGCATTTAATTTTAGGCCCTTGTCAATTATCCAGTTCATCCACTTTTCGATAATAGTTTTCGAAAGGGGGTTGGATGCGTATGATTGCCATGAACGGGTTGAAAGGGTGTAATATTCCGGAATATAATTTATTGCGGACCCCATGCCGCCCAATGATTTTTCACCATCAAATGGTAATGTTTGGGTGTGCAATGGCATTATTAATGAATTAACAGATTTGCGTTTTTGTACGTAATCTGTTGTTGGCATGTTGCCGCCTGGGGTTGTCGTTGTGGTAATCCCAATTTCAAATAATCCTAAAATATTCATCTTCTATTGTGTGTAAAATTTGATTCGTCAACTAATCGGATTCGGCCGGTTGATCCATTATAACGACTAATATAATAATCGCGTAACGCTTCATATGCGGCGATTGAATCCGTAACCGTTTTTACATTGGTGTATTTAATGCGGGTTTTTGATTGGCCGGTATCTAATTCATATTCGGCGTAATTACCTTGTGTAACAGATTTTAAAGCCGTTGATAATAATTCATCAATAATGGCATCAATTTCTTCAATCTTTGCTTTGATGCTCGCCTTAGTTCGAAAATCAACATTTAGTTTGTAAACCAATATTTTATTATTCGCCATTATTGATACGTTTTTATTTTTAAAATTTTCGCCGGTGTTATATCGGCACCCGATGATGCAACCGATAATGGGGTTGGTCCACTGGATCCTACACCGGGGGTAACACCTGTGTGTACGTGTGTGTTAAATATACTAACTAATGAATTAAAATCAGATTTCAACTGGTTAAATGCCGTTTCGAGTTTTGAATAACGTACCATATAATCATTGTTGCCGCCGATTTCCATGGTACTATCATTTTTCAAATGTAAGTACATAACCTCAGTGCCGGATTCATCGGTTGAAAATAATCTTAATTCGCCAATATCTGCAATGGCGTTTTTGTTAATATATCCAATTAGAACTGATTCACCCGATACACCCGTTGTGGCATGTAGTGCAATCATATCTTTTATCGGGTTGGAATCAATACCGTATGGGGCGGATGTTAATGTTTCCTGGGTATCATCTTTTCCCATACGCGTGAACTTGACCAACAAACGATTTGATGAATCAATACGGGATGATATAACTTTAGTTACGGTTATCATGGGTGCATGTTAATACCTTCATAAATTGATTTCGGATATTTTCCGTTTACCACCTCGGGTAATACGGCGTTTATCTTTGCGGTGGTTTGTGTTTCATTGCCAACAAAATCAATACTACGAATAAAAAAATCAGATTTTTGCCAAACAAATAATTCTGGTGAATAGATTGTTATCATGTTGTTGGGCTTTATAATTTTGCCATCGATCACCCATCGATCCGTATCAATGGTTAATTTGATATTTTCCAATTCTTTTGATAACTCACGTAATGCCGCCTCGCGGGTATCAATATCATCGCCTGATGATTGGTTAACAACCTTTGGGCGATATACGACCGGGGCATAAGGGTTACGAATTGTATATTGGCCCGCGTTGCCGCCCTCGGTGGATGCTTGGCGCAATACTGTTATATGTGAATGGATGGATTGCCCATCGAAATCTAAATTAAACTCCGTACCGGGTATCATGCCATCGCGAAAATCAAATGATAATATCGGGTCCTTATCGGTATCGGCCTGTGTAAATAGCATGTTACCCAAATTATCATGGCTGATAATGATTTGTTTTTGTTGGGCTAATTCGCGTAAATAATTGGCAATGGTGGTTGTTTCAGATGCCGTTGATTTTTTGAATGCCTTGTTTACTTTATCCGAAACAATATCATCAACCTTTATGCCTATTTTATATTTAGTGGATGGACCCCATGGCGATGTGGCCCGCGTTGCAATATTCAATAATGATACACCATCCGATTGTAATGGGTAAATTTCGGGGGGTATTTGGCAATCCTCAAACCAGCCTGGTTTAGAATATCCGGAAATGGTTGCCAGCTGTTTTGTCGGGCTTTTGGTAAACCCCTGGAAAATCGCAAAGCCTGTTATTAACACTTCATTATTATGTTCAATGGTGCAATCATGGAAATGTGATACACAAGCTAGTTCCTTGTGTGCCGGGTTGTTTGGGTCGAAATAAAAACTAAATGAAAATGAGGATCCAAATTTATCATACGCCAAAGACAATCGGAAATTACTGAATTCCGAAACCTGGCGTACCTTGAATCTATCATTTATTTTTAAAATCATATATAATACACCAATTTACGGCCCTTTGGTATTTGTAATAATTCACCCATTTGTATGTCGTTGGTATCGATGAAACGTTTTATGGTTTCATCCTGATCATCCAGGCCATAAAATCGATGTGCCTGTATTATTAAATTACTCGGGGCCTCTAAATATATAATGCGCTCTTGCTCGGCTGATAATGCAATTTGTAAAAGATTCGCAACGGCGTAATTCATTGCAAAATTTAGATTAAATAAAAAGTCTGGGTTGGGTAAATACGAATCTGGTTGGGTGCCATCATCAGTTTGAAGTGTGCCCAACTCATCAATAAAATCATTGTATAATGTCGTTAATTCGCCCGCAACATATAACACATCAACGGCTGATTTGTAATCATCCGTAATTGGGTTTAGTGTTGATTCAATAGACGCTGATACAATCAGCCCTTTTTGCGATTCAAATAATTGTTTTTCGTTGGGGGTTCCAATATCTTCTAGGCGTTCGCTCATTGCCTCGGCCTGGTTTTTCAAAATTGTTAGCCGCGTTTTTACATCGATTAAAAATTGGGCGGGGTAAATAATAAATGCGTTCGCGGTGGAAATGGCAGTTGTTACATCATTGAGTAAATTATTTATTCCGTTGGTTGCGCGGGTAAAAAGATTGAAATATTCAGCGGCAATTGCATCATCGGATATTGAATCAACGGCATCGGTGTATAGTTCATCAACCGTTTGTTGCATAAATGCAACATCAGTAACGGCCGGGTCCAAATTTTCGAGGAATTCGGCGGCGGATGTATTGCCAGTTGATACGGCGGCCAATGCTGTACCCCTCGATTCATTTCGGACCCTTGGCAAATCTTCATTAATCGATTCAACCACCAAAACGGTAATTTTTGATGTATTAATACCTGAATTATCAACTTCAATACTAATTGGGTGCCCTTCAATTTGACCATAAACCGGGTGCAAAAGTGTCCACGGGTTCAAATCATGGGATGATATCCGGAATTGTTCGGCGGTTTCAATGTGGTCTGGACCTTGAAAATAAAATTCTAAAGGAAACCGGCGACCCTTTGGTAATCTTCGATCAACTTTAGTGCCGGATATTTCTGGAAATTCAAATTCCGAAATATTAAATTCGAACGAATATTGATTGGACCCAACCACATATAATACATCATATTCGGAACCATCGCCGGTGGTGATTTTAAATGTTGCTTCTAATTGTTCGGGCCAACTCATAATTTCATCGCTTTATTAATTTGAAATTTTGCTTCCTTTTCCCAAATTGCCGGTATTTTTTTGGTCGCCATTTCCGCCGCCACTGCCATATAATTGGTTGGTTTAACGCGTACAGTTCGGCCCTTCAATACATTATACAGTGGAACGGCATTTATTTTTAGCGACCGATTACGGGCGTTTTGTGAAATACTGTTTATTTTCCAAAGGGTACGACCGCCGCCGGCTGTTCGATGTCCTAAAACATACCCATCACCATGTTGTATTGAGTACATCGCGGCACGTATAAACTGTTGTTTTTTTGTTTTTCCAGAACTTTTATTTACTGGCGTTATGCGGCGGCCTTTTAGATCTGAAAGGCGGTTGGCTGATCTTACTTTTTTACGGTCAGACTTTGAAACCCTCGCGGTACGCATGGGTATAAACGCCTTGTTTGAAATGATCCCGCCGGCCTCTTGTTTTTCCAGGTCTTTAACCGCAAAATTATTGCCGCCTTTTAGTTTATTCTCAACCATACCCACAACCGATTGCATTGTATCAATGTTAAATCCGGTTGCCGGTATTACTTTTGAATTTGCTTTGAAAAAATTCTTTTCCCGGTTGGTGAATTTGCGTTGCGTTGACTTAATCAGCGTATTTTTTTTTACTTCAAATGCGGCACCGCTCAATGTTGCACGTACCGCCGATGGCAAATGTTTACGATGTAGCCGCGATAATTTTTTGGCATAATCGTCTATTTCTGTAACATCTACTTTTATCTTCATTCAAAATAAATAACATACTGATAATCAGATTTATATATTATCCTGATTAATCAAATACTTTAATCGTTAATGAGTTAGGCCCCACCAATAACCCATCGGTTAATGTGCCGGCATCATCCCATGTTTTAATACCAACGGTATCATTTGATAACCTGGTCGCGCCAACAATTGTAGGTGTTGCGGCACCAAACGCAGGACCCATTACAAATATTTGGGTTTTGTTCGATGTGAATGCGCCGGACAACGTGCCAATGTAATACCCGGTACTGTCTCGGGTCCAAACAATCGCGCCAATTTCGTTATTCCCCAATACCACAACGGATGGGGCACCACCACCCGATTGAGCAATTATTGCCTCGTAAACTTTATATGGTTTGGTTAGGATCCGGAACGCCTCATAAAATTGCCATCCATTATAATCGTTATCTAAAAGGCCGTTATATGTGACGCCGGCCTCGGCCATCATTTTATGGAAAAACTGGATATAATCCGACATTGTGTTGCGATCCCAAATGGTACCGGCCAATGAAACCGTTTTATCCCTTACATCGCCATACGGATAATCGCCGCCGGCGGCCTCGGTGTTTGTTTTATTTACTAATTCAATTGCCATATTGTTTGGTTTTTTGCTAAGTTACGAATTATACATAATTGATAAATAATATTGCTTGTGATTGAACGGGTTTTAATCTTAAAACTAGTTGCCTAAATTCATTTTTACGTTCTATTGGTACGTCTGCAAAGGTGCCCACCGGATCATCGCATATGAAAAATGTTGTTCTGTAATCGCCGATTTGATACCATGCATCGTTGGCCTCGTTTATGTGGTTAACAATTAACTGGTTGTATTGATATCCGGCCATTTGCATGGTACCCATTTCTGGTTCGCCCATTTCTGGGGCAACAAATAACGATGGATAATAAGAATAAGCCGAACCCATTTCGATTTCGCCCATTTCTGGTTCGCCCATTTCGCCCAACTCTGGGATGGCGGCAACAATAACCGATGCCGGGGTTGATACCGGGATATTTTCGAATACATATACATCAAAGCCAGCATCTTGTAATTGCTGTTCGATATAATCGCGCGATTGGCGGGCTAATATATCGCCCGGGTGGTTCATTTTACGCCGAATGGCTAACTTTCTATCATCTAATGGTACGCCGGTACCATCAATTAACCCCAATCGTTGTTCCCATCGCGTGGCATCCTCGGCCAAAAAATTATCATTGTCTGGCAAAATCTTATCGAGGATTTCAACGGCTGAATCATGCGCCGAAACGTGTGATTCCAATATACCTGTTTCGACTTGTTCTTTAACTGAACCGGATGGTATGCGGAATGCGCGGCCATTTGGTAATAACTGCTTGGTTGCTTCAATAAATTTTTGAATCGTACTAAGCATATGTTATGTTATTCAACTTTGGAATGTCGCCATTTGAAAAAATGAACGATGTATATGGGGTGCCGCCAACGGTCATTGTAACCGCCCCAAAAACCGAACCAGGAACCGCGGCCAAAATAATGGAAACAATTGTATTGGTATCGAAATAATCGTTTTTATCGGCCAACACATCGATGGCGGAAACAAACGGGCGGATATCTGCTAATGCATCTGTTATGGCCGCCTCAATTAACGCATCTTTTGCGGCGGTATAATCTTCATAATCCGTTATAGTAATATCAACATCCAATGGTGTAATGGATAAATAATTTACAATGTGGGTAATTGGTTTTCGGCTTGGCCGTTCGCTTGTTGGATCCTCAATCGATGATTCAACATTGGCCAAATCCGCGGCACTTGGTACACCATCTGGTTCATCTGATTCTATAAATAAATCAACCTCTGATACCTGGCCATTGGTCGCGTATGGGTATGCCTGTACAATACCCTGTACTTCGGTTGACCATAACCTATAATCAGCCGCGGCCCCGCCTTGTGGTTCATATCGATATGCGTTGATTACTTTTTGGCGGTAATCCTCAATGGTTTCCGCCTCTTGTGGTTGTACTGATTCAGTTTGTACCGTTACCTCAGTATCAATTAATGGTATCGGTCCGGTTAATGATAGTTTATCGCCAATGGCTAATTGGCTGTCTGTTCCACCCTCTAATGCGCGCAACGTAAAAATGTTTACACCATCCAACACATAATCGGCATCAACCACAAATAGTTTTCCGGGGCTCTGGCTGTCATCATTTGCTTTAAATTGGGTTGACCCTGGGATTGTTTCGCCAATTGTTCCGACACAAAGTACGGTATATTGGCCCTGTGTTGCGGGGTACCTATCGCGGTTCAATTTAACCTGACCGAATCGGGCTAATGTTTCCTCATCGCATGTATCAACAAAAATGTTTTTTTGGACCTGGGCAATTAACAGGTATAAAAGATATAGCCGCCCCGCCATAACCATGGCTTTTGCGCGTAAATAAGACTTACCAATCAACGGTATGGTGATACTTAGATTTGATTCCAAATCGGCGATGATTGCCAGATACAATTGGTTTAAAGTTGGTATTGTCATAATTCAGTTAATTCCTGTTCCATCGTATCCCAAATATAACCATACGATGTTGGTTGTTCAACATTTGGTTCGATGATTTCAATGTATATTTTTATTCGATCAACGGTTACCAAACTAACTGAAACCGTAACGTTGGCGAACGCATTCATAAATTCCAAATCCTTTTTTACTTGCTGTTCAATCTGGATACGCCCAGCTGATGTTATTGCAACTTCATTTAATAGGCGTTCCGTTTTTGAATTAAACCATACCGGTTGGGTGGTTGGATGGAACAAAAAGTTACCCCAATAATCAAAAATTTGTTCATTGGTTTTTGGGCCGGTGGTACTTTGCTTTAAGTTACCGCCGAACAATGCAATGTATGGCATGTTTTGAAATCCGGTTACTAATTCCAGATCATTGTTGTTTAATACAACATCGCCGCCATCGCCTAATTCCACTAATTTTACATCCGCCGTTGCCATTTATAAATTTGTTGCCAATTGTGGCATGCCGCCACTCGTATTTGTATTAACTTTTTTGCCGCTCATTTCCGCGCTGGATCCTTCCGGTAATCCGGAAATATTAATATTCAAATTTTGTTGTTGTGCCTTGGCCGCCTCTGGGTTGGCTTTTTTTGTTTGGGCGGCCGCTTGTTGTTCGGTTAATGTGCTGGCATCCTGGAATAATTTGCGGGCCTCTAACTTTTTAACATCTTCGGCGCGTACCCCTTGGCCGGTTATGGCCGTTGCCCCAACCGATTTTACCCAATCCATAAATCCGGTTTCCTCTTGGGAGCGTTCAATACCGGCTTTTATTTTTTCCTTTATCAATTCAGCGCGGGCCTCTTCCATGGCGCGGGCCATAATTGATTTAGTTAGTTCCTGCTCGGCTCGGTTTAGATCTTCAACCGCACCTTTTTGTAAATTATATTGGGCGGTAATGCCTGGTTGTATCTTTTCAAGTTCCGAAAGGGTGTTATTATATTCGTCTGTTCCGACTTTTAATCGCCTTAATTCCGCGAACATTATTTTTACATCGGCTAATTGATCCGATGCAATATCCATTGCACGGCTTTTAACCTCGGCATTTAGTCGTTCAGAGCGTGTTGATGTATCAAATGCTTTACTCAATGCGTAAACGGCGGCGGCACCCGCTAATGCACCCGCAATGATTGCGCCAATTGGGTTCATCATGGCAACGGCATTAAATGCGAGCATGGCAAATTTGGCAACAACCATTGCCTTTTGTACGGCACCATAAACAAATGATAATCCAGAAACCGCCAATGTAACCGCGGCAATACCGGCGGCAACCTTAACAATGGTTTTTGTTAGTTCCTTATTATTTCCAACCCAATCGGCGGCCGCCTGTATATATGGTACAACGGTTTCGATTAATTCATTAATCATTGGAATTAATAGTTTCCCCAAACTAATCGATAATGATTGAACGTTATTTTTCATTATTTGCATCTGGGATTTTGCCGTGCCTTTTTGTTTTTCAAATGCTTCATCCAACGCATTGGTGCCATTACGCATATCCTCTAATGTTGCCAAATATGTTCCGTTGGTTTCGCCTAATAAGGCCGTAACACCTGATAGTGCCTGTACCGAGCCCCATGTTTTTTTAGCTGAAAGGCCCTGGCGCACAATCTCATCGTTGACCGCGCCAAACGCATTGCCTAGAGTACCATATTTTTGAATCAATTCGGTGTGGGTTGTTACCCCTAATTGCTTAAACACTTTTGTCATTTCCGCGGTTGGCCCCATTAATTTGGCAATTGCCTGGTTTAATTGTGTTTGTGCCTGTGATGCCGGTGTACCCAACGTGGTTAATGCCGCGGTTGCCGCCTGGAAATCAGCTAATTTTATGCCCGCGGATTGAATAATTGGGGCCGTGGATCCAAACGCCTGGGCTAATTCGGACATATTTGTTTTACCGGCCTTTACGGTTTTAAATAGTGTATCGGCAATTGTGGCCGCGCTTAACCCCTCGGATCGAAAGGCGTTCATGGCGGATGTTAAAATATTGGTTGCCTCTTCTGTGGTGGATAGACCGGCCGCACTTAGTTTTGCGGAAAATTCCAGTGTTGCCATTGCATCCTCGGATGCGATGCCGGCGGATCTAATATCATATAATGATGCCGTTAATTCATTAATTGGAACGGGCAATTTTTTGGCCAATGATAAAACATTGTCGCCCATTTTGTCAATTGATTCAACACTAGTATCAACCAGGGTTGCAACATTGCCCATTTGGGCCTCGAAATCAACGGCGGATTTGGCGGCAACAACTAATGGGGCGGCGATCAATGCACCCATAACCGCCATACGGCGGCCAAACTTAAACGCATTTTTACCGGCCCGATCGAATTCACTAGAAAATTGGCGCGCAAACATCTTTGTTTTTGATTGCATGCGGGCAATGTTCTTAGTCATTTCATCCTTTGCTTTAAATATCGCCGGTACTATTATTGGTTTCATTAATCGCTGTTGTTTGCGTTGTTAATTTCGCGTTCAATCTCTAGGGCATCATTATACCAGTATTGTAAACCAAAAACGTCTATATCATCAAGATATAGACGCTGGCAATAATGGGGGTTCCAATGGTAAGTTCTAACACATGATGCTATCCATGTTTCAATTGTTGCATCTGATATATAAACTCTCCCATCCTCATCGGCTGATATTATACAAAAAAAACCGCGATCGATTCCGCTATTTGTCTATCAGTTGATGAATCCAAATTATTAATAACGCCTAATGCCTGACCAGTTAACGCCAAAATTGTTTTTTTCAATGATGCATCAAAATCGGTGCCTTTTACAACACGCTTAAACCTTGATAAATCAACATCAGTAATGCGGGCCTTATATTTAATTTCGTTTACGGTTGTTTCACCTTCGCCATTTTGCAATGGAAAAACTAACGTATGGTTCCACTCATAATTTTCATGGTCTAATGATAGCGTACCCTCGGAAACCGCCGTGGTTAAATTATCTACCATGCCCTGTAAGGCTTCGCGTTTATTTTCTGGGATTCTTTTATAATCCAGCCATTTCGTTACCTCTTTGCCGGCTATATCATACGGCACTTTTTGGTTTTCTGTATCCATTATTTATTCGATTTGGGTTAATAATTCGATCTGTTAACCTACGATTTTCACCGGCTTAGTACCGGCAATTTTCATAGTGAATGTACCAGCGTTTGAATCTGGTTGTATGTCGCCAACTGGTTTACCATTCATACCCCATGTTACGCCACTAATATGTGAAAAAATCCAGTCCGCCGGTGTTGGGTCGCCCGCCAATTGGCTGGCAAAATCTGAATCCTCGCGGGTATTCACATCATCGGCACAAACAACTTCAATAGATCCACGAACCTGGTTCATTTGCCAAATCGGTTCACCATCACCCGACACCATATTAGCGTCATCGCTAGTTCTAAAACCGCCTGGATCGCGTGGGTTTCCTTCGTTAGATTTTGGATAAAAAACGTGGTCGCCTAATGTTGGGTGTGATACCCGAACCTCTGAAAAATCGCCGCCTATTGTTGCCATACCTGATGGGGTTTTTAATTACTAAAATTAAATCCAGCCTGGGCAGTTGTCGATGCAACACGCGCAAAACCAGAACGTTTGTATTGAAATGATGTTTCGAATCTATCTGGATTCGATGCGCCAATATTTACCGCAATACTATCCTTCATAAATTGCGTATCGGCGATTAAACTTTTTGCGGCTAATTGATCAGCCAATTGGAATAAAATTTGTTTCCATTGTTTTGGCTTAATAACGTTGCTCACCGATATCGTATCGGTATCGTTCGCTAATGCCTTATCAACAACGTGAATTTGTTCCAATAGATAATATTGGTAAAATATGTTTAAATCCTGTGTCAAACTTCTTACGTACCTGAATTGTGGCGGGTTTTCGCCAACCTTATGATAAGTAGTTACAAAATCCATCATACGGTATTTTCCAGATGACAATTCAACGGTACTGCAACCTTTTTTAACAATTGCATCGCGGTTTAAATAAGTATCCATTGAGCCAATCGATGTTGGTGTTGGCATGTCTGGGAAATACTTACCGGAAATATCTGTATGTGGTTCGTTTTGTGCTTGTGGACAATATAATAACGCGCAATTTGCGGCCGCCTCTAATGGGTGCCCATCAGATAATGGTGCCGGGCATATTGCTATTGTTACATCATCCAGGCGTGTGTCTGTAATCGATGATGGATCATCCGCAACTGAACCAGTAAACGCGAAAAACGGTTTCATTGTGGTAGTTGAATAACGCCCCGTTGGTGTTGATGGGTCCGGTATTCCATTAGTTGATTCCAACGCATCCATTACTGATGTAACGGTACCATATGTATTTAAAACAACTGTATGCCACGTACTTCCAAAGGCCGCCAACGATGTGGCAACGGATGGGGTACCGGCACCGGCTTGTGTTTGTGCAACGGCATATGTTATGCCCGCCGCATTACTATTAGTTTGTACAGTTATATCTAAATCATCAGCTGTTAAACCGGCCCATTTAGATGTTGCCGTACATTCATAATCAGTTGATACCGCGCTAAATGGACATCCTAAAACGTTATTTAGTGCATCCTCAATTTTTGCGTGAATTTCCGCGGCCGTATCACCAGTATTAACAGTAAAATCATATGATACACCATCTAATCCAGTACGGCCCGCAACTACTAATGTATGTGTTACGTTGGCGGTTGCAACACCGGTTGCAACAATTTCCAAAATATTTTCGGTTGCGCCGGCCGCTTTTTCCTGTGGGTAAACAATTGTTGGAATACCTGATACACCAGAACCCGAAACCGGGCGCAAAATTCTCATTGCCATATGTATGGGTGAACCGAAACCAAAAGTTTCGCCGGCCTCTTGTGCTGAAAGTATTTCATACCCTTCATCAAAAGTAACGGACCCTTGGAACGCTTCGTTTACTTCGCCAATTATCGCAATAGATTGGGGTAAATTTTGTGTTACTGTATTAAAATTTCCCTTTGAAATTAAATACCCTGTAACTTTTGAAATTAACTCGAGACTTACCGCGTTTGATCCCATAATATTTTGCGCTTTAATTTTATATTGCTGACTTCAAAAATAAAAAGTCGTGGGTTGCTTTTTTTTATTTTCCCCGTTTTTTTTTGATAACAAACATAGACTAAAAATTAAAACTCATTCGCAATTTATTTTACTCTAGTATAGTTTAGTTTAGTTTAGTTTGTGGATTTATAACCACCAATAAAGCGTTATTAACAACATTAATTCACTTATAACTGAGTTTCCGACACCGGAAACCCAGTAAAAGCGGTTAATAATTATTCAGGGTATATTTAAAATTGTTCATAACTAGCTATATTAACAATGAATTGTTTATAACGGTAATAGGGTTGTTGGTGTATTTCCGACACCGGAAACTCGCAAAAAACCCAGTTAATTCAGTTTGCAATTTTTATTTACTTTTGAATCAAACAAATCGAAAATGAAAATTGGTATCGTTATTCCTGATCGGGGCGACCGGCCAAAATTTAAAAAGCATTGCCAACACATGATATTAAACATGGATCTGGATGGGTTTATGGAAGTATATTTTGTTGATTATAAATCTGTTAATGATGAGTGTGATATTACGCCCAGATACAAAAAGGGGTATGAGTATTTTACACAACGGGGGTTTGAACTCATATTTTTCATGGAAAACGATGATTGGTACGCGCCAAATTATTTAACTGAAATGATCAAAGCATGGCGCCAACACGGTGAACCACCGTTGTTTGGTACGGGTTACACATATTATTACCATATAGGTTTGGCACGATACAAACAATTGATTCACCCTCGCCGTGCATCGGCGATGAATACATTAATTAAACCAGGGTTAGAAATTGTATACCCAAAAGACAACGACCCGTATTTAGACGCACACCTTTGGCAACAATTTGAAAAAACCGGTGTTACATTTCAGCCGAAAAAAATAATTTCAATAGGAATGAAACATAATGTTGGAAAAACTGGTGGGGCATACCATGATTCAAAATTGGAGCGGTACCGAACCCCAGATACAAACTTAGAGTTTTTAAAAAATACGGTCGACCTTGATTCGTTTCTTTTTTATCAATCGATGCATAAAGAAATTAAACAAGACTTTGAAAAACACATTGCCCAATGAAAAACAAAAGATTGAAAATTGCGATAATTACCGGTGTTTGGTTGCGGCATGATGTTTTTGAAATGTTTGCAAAGGGCATTAAACACCTAGAAAAGAACATAAAAGGGGCGGAATTAGTTACAATTGTTGCCGGTAGTGAGGGCAATAAATCCAAAGAACTGGTTGAAAAACATGGGTTTCATTATATCAACATACCAAACCAGCCATTGGCGGCCAAAATGCAATCCACCATGTTTATGGCTCGGGATATTGATGCGGATTATGTTTTATGTGTTGGATCTGATGATATTATTGGGCTCGGCCTAATGGAACGATACATTGAATTGATGCATAAAGGGGTTGATTATTTTGGTACCGTTGATTTTTATTTTTACAATGTCGTATCAAAACGCGCATCATATTGGGGTGGATACCGTGAAGATTACCGAAAGGGGCATTTATGTGGGGCTGGGAGGTGCCTAAGTAAACAGCTTTTAAAAAAAATGGATTGGTTGGTTTGGACCAATGAATATAGCCATTTATTAGATACATCTATGCAAAGGCGGCTAAAACTTGCACAACCCTATACAACCGAATTAATCAACCTAAAAAACGAAGGGTTGTATGGTTTGGATATAAAAAGCGAAATTAACATGACCCCGTTCGAACTCTGGGATAATACGGTAATTATCGATTCAGAAATAATTGAAGGTCACTTTAATTACATATTTCCATGAAAAAAATATACATCACCGGTTGCGCGCGGTCCGGAACCACATTATTAGCCCGGTTGTTTTACGGGTTTGATAGGTGCCAAATAATTAATGATGAATGTTCGTTGTTGGATTTTACAACACTGGATACATCGGATTTTGATGCGGATTTTATCGTTGGCAAAAGAACTGAAAAAACGATTTTTAGTAATACCCTTGCATCTGGCAACATTGAAAAACACCTAAATTTACTGGACAATATATTGGTAATAAACTGCATTAGGGATGGCCGGCACGTGGTCGAAAGTTGGGTTAAAGCGTGGGGGATGTATGATCCATTTGCGTGGATGAATTCAATTTTACAAGCTGAACAATACGCTGAGTATATTGTGCTTACCATCAAGTACGAGGATCTTATATCAAATCCTGATTTGGTACAACGTAAAATTTCCGAGGCAACCGGCATTGAAATTAAATACCCGTTTTCGGCGTATCCTGAGTTTGTGCCGGAATATGCATTTCCTACGGAAAACGAAAAATACACGCTTACAAAAATTGAAAATCGCAACCCAGATTCGGCGCCGTACAGCTACTTACAAAAACCCAACGACACCGATACGTTTATTGAACTACTAAAAAAACTAAACTATGTGCGGGATTAGTGCGGTAATCGGGGGCGATTGTCCGGGCGGCAATGCGCTGGGCATGGCGATGGCAACGGAAACGCGGGGCACACAAATATATATTGATGAATTTGATAATGCCGCCGTTGGGTATAACTGGTTAAAAATTACTGATCAAACAGTTAATGAACAGCCATTTACGTGTGGTGATTTCAAGGCTTGGTTGAACGGGTATATTTCCAATTATAAGGAACTCGCAATAAAATATGATATTGAATTAACCACAACGTGTGATGCGGAATTATTGGTTAAGTTTTTAGAAAAATTCAAGGGCGAACGCCTAGATGAACTAAACGGTTTTTTTGCCGTTGCATACTACAATGGAACCGAACTAAAATTTTTTACGGATCGATATGGGATTAAACAACTATATCGATACGAACGCGATGGGGTTGTTTATGTTTGTTCTGAGGTTAAAGGAATATTAAGAATGTTTCCGAATTTAGGATTAGATCAAAATGCCGTAATCGATTGGAAACACTCGTTGGGGGTAATGACCGATAACACCATTTACAATGGAATAACTAGAATAAAAAAACTGCCATTTATTCGCCCCAATAAAATAAAAATCGATTACTTGCCGGCCAGAATTCGTTTGGGGGGGCTTTTGCAAATGGCATTTATGCGAAACGCAACGGAGCAAAAAACCGGGGTGTTTTTATCTGGGGGTATTGATTCCGGAATACTGGCCAAATACATGAATCCAGATTATTGTTTTTCGGTGGATTACGCCGATGATAAATACAGTGAAATTGAAAACATAAAATTAAATAGCACATCGGAACATTACACGTTAATTTGCAATCATGCCACATTTAATAAATATCTGAAACCCGCAATTGATGTGTTAGACGATCCAAAAGTTGGATCATGTTATACGAACTATGCATTAACTAAATTGGCTTCGAAATTTTGTACGGTGCTATACTCTGGGGCGGGGGGTGACGAACTTTTTGGGGGGTATCCGCATCGAAACAACCGGCCAATTGAACAGGTTATAAAACGAACAGAAAACCCGCCATTATCCATGGATTATTCCAGGGTTACACACGATGAATATAATTGGCGGTTTTTACAGGGGGTTTTAATTGTTGAGGATCGAATGGGCGGAGCGTTTACAATGGAAACCAGATACCCATTTTTGGATAATGATTTTGTGGATTTTGTTTTATCTTTACCAGATGAATACTTACATAACAAACGGATTTTAAAGGATATAAGCGGATTACACCCGGATGTAATAAACGGAAAAAAACGCGGATTTAGTAACCCCCATTTAACGAATGATGAATGGGTAAAAAACGTAATGAATGGAAAATGAAGCTGATGGCCTATACAACAATGATTGGATAAATACCAATGGCAACCAGGTACACAAAACGGCAATTATACACCCCAACGTTGAAATGGGCAAAGGCAATATTATTGGTGCTTATTCGGTGATTGGGGGCAACGGCGAAATTCGAAATACAGATTGGACCGAGTTTAAAGGTAAAGTTGTTATTGGTGATAATAACACTATATCCGAATTTGTATCGATTCAACGGCCATTAGAAGAGGGCCAAACAACCAATATTGGATCCAACAACATTATAATGGCCCATTGCCATGTTGGGCACGATGCTAAAATTGGCGATAATATCGAATTATCATCGGGGGCAATTATTGGTGGTTACGCACAAATCAGCGATGGCGCACAAATTAAATTAGGGGCTATTATCAGAAATCAAGCCAAAATTGGGCCCAATGCTCTGGTTGGCATGGGTGGGGTTGTCGTTAATGATATTAATGCCGATGAAATCGTGGTTGGAAACCCGGCATCATTTTTACGAAAACGATGAAATTAGGTGTTTTATATTCGGTTTGGAATGGTTTAGAGTTGTTATCTGGTAGCATAAACCAAATCATTAATGATGTGGATCATATAGTTATTTGTTATCAAAAAGTCAGTAACAAAGGCGAAACAAACCCAACAATTATTGATGATATATACGAAATAATTAATGGATTTGATTCAACTAAATTTATAATTATTGGCTTCGAACCGAATTTAATAGTTAACACCAAACAAAACGAAACAAACAAACACAATAAAATGATTGATACCGCGCGCAAATCGGGGTGTACACACTTTTTATTTGCCGCATGCGACCATTATTATGATACCGCCCAATTCAAAAGGGCTAAAACGTTCTGTGAACAAAATAAATACAGCCACACATTTACCGAAATGATAACGTATTACAAACATGATACGTGGGCGCTATGGCCGTTAGAAGATTATTATGCGCCATTTATTTGTGAGTTGGGACCAGATACAAAAATTGACATGGCCGCGCCGTACCCGCTTCGAAATGATCCGGCAACCAAAATAAAACCCATCAAGAAATACATGATATTCTCAATGGACAATATTATAATGCACCATTATAGTATGATCCGAAAAGACATTGAAAACAAGTTTCGTAATGCGGCCGCATCGATTAGATGGACCCCAGAACAAATTGAACAATTTACAAAGGAGTATAAATACGCATCATTAGGTGATCGAATTTTTTATTTCCAGGGCCGGCAATTGGTTTTATCCGAAACGATTTTAAAAGAAAATCCTATATTGCGATAATATTGTTTTTTTTAGTACAGGTTTAGTTATAAAAAAGTAGGTCCATCGGGGCCTATTTTTGTTTGGTTACAACCTTAACAAAATCACCCCATGTTCCGTTTTGAATTTTTAATTTCTTCAATATCAAAGAAACTATAATATCCTTTATGGCCATGCCGTAAATCCGACAATCGAAAAGGTGGTTTTGGTGCCGTATACTTCTTTTTTTCCAAATATATCGCCCCTTTTCAACCACCTTATGTTCCGATTCGAAATGTTCGAAAAAGTTTGCCCGGGCATATTTACCGTTTGATGGTGTTGGGAAATTTAAATAATCAGCTGGTTGGCTCGGAGTTATATGTGGATCCCAATTTAGACCAATGGACGTTGCCAAAATATCCTTATATCGATTGACGTTAACCAACCAAAGTTTTGCATTTTCTTTTGATATATTAAACAGCTTGTTATCTGAATCAATTATAACACCGGTATTTTGCATTTTATCACCCTTAACACCATATACCCGGTGGTTGGTTGCTTCAATATATGGGTATGCATATTCCGATAAATGCCCGGTATCCAGCCCGGCGGCGAATACTTGCATTTTACGGCCGGTATCAACCGGTATTTCAACCCCTAAAATGTTATCCAGTTCATCCCAAACACAGTTTTTTGCCCCTCGTTTGTACGTCCATTTAACCCGGTCTGGGTGATTATGTTCTTTTTTGGTGCGTATGTGTGATGGTTGGAACGTTCCAATAGAGCCGTGGTTAACAGAATATGATGATCCGGTTTCGGACCACGCGATAATTTCCCAATCCAAACGGGCATCATCATCGAAATCGCGCTTTTCATCCTTTGCCGTTCCGTTCATATCTGAGCCTAGAGTTAGCATTATTATCCTTCCATTACCATCCGCAATTGATTGTTTTTCCGGAACAACACCAACTTGGTATGGGCGTATGTTGTGCATCAATGATTCGGCCTCGATGGTTTCCCCCTGCATTTCGTATGGCTCCCCCAACACCAGGTTTACAAACGTTTGGTGTAAATCTTCTTTACGGGGTTGTCCGGGGGGGTTGGCGTCTAAATATTGTTGGGCGTAATGCGACCAACCAAACATGTATGCCGATGCATACAATGAATTTATGTGATAACTAACATATGTTGGATCCAATGGTTCGGCGGTTGGCACCCAATACCCCCTCGATAACATATCGGGTTTAAATTTATCGCTGAAAAAATCACCGCATTTTTGGCAAATATAACCAACCGATGAACGATCCAATTGCCCAGATTCGTTTAACTCCCAATATATACCGGCCTTTTCGCCGGCGTTTATTTCGCTGTCAATTTCCCAATACAAAACAATGAATTCTCCACAACACGGGCACGGAACATGAAATTTACGTTGGTCACCCTTCAAGTATTCACCCTCAATATTTGAATTCTCTAATACCTCGGGGGTTGAAATTTCGAATAGTTTGTATGATTTAGCATACGCGGCAAAACGCTGTTTAATCATCGGAACGGTTCCGCCGGATTCTTTTGTGCTGGATTTCATCGCCTCGAAATCATCAATAAAACCATATTTCAAAGATTGTTGGCGCAACGTTTTGTGGTTTGATATGCCTAACGATAACATGCCGCCCGGAAATTCCTTTGATCGGTCCTTATCACCCGATTTATTATTTTTAGATCTGTTAGCTGTTGATTTAATTAACGGCCTAATACCAGTTGAATCCAACATTTGATCAACTTTTTTCATGGCCTTTTCAATCAAATCATCATGGCCAACCAAAAACAACACATTACCGGGGTTTTCGCTGATAATCCAACCTATTGCATTTTCAATTACACTAGTTGAAAAACCAACCTGGGCGCCCTTTTTAACGACAATCACCCGGGCGGGGCTTGTGGGTGATACCTGATCCAATATTTCCTTTGTATATGGCGAATGTTTAAATGAAAACGGACCCTCAATTGGTGAAACCTCGGATGTCATAAACCGATTTTTTTCGGCCCAATCTGAGGGCAATATATCGGATAACTCGAATTCGGCCGCCTCAAAAATTTCATCAATTATATGATTGTCTATTTCGATATCATTCATCAGTGGCGGCATCATTTAATTGTTTCTTACCGATGGCCGCCTTTGTTTGTTTTTTGGCATCCCGAACGGCCTTTTTATGTAATAAATTCAAACCTTTTATGTTTTCCGAAATGTGTTTTATTCTAATTTCTTCTGAAATACCCTGTTTGTGGCAAAACTCAGTAATTTGTTGTTCGGCGAACGACTTGTAATTATTGATAATTGCCTTTGAAAATTGGGCGACTATCGATTGTACTACGTCAAGCGGGATATTATTACCCTTTAATATTGATAATTTTTGTTCGGCAACCCGGGTATCGACTAGCTTTTTATCTAATTCGGCCCGCATCTTTTTTAATTCCAGTTCCTTTTTTTCCAGAACCTTTTTATCATATTCAGATTTCGCCGCCGCGGACATTTTACCGGATGGTTCGGGGGGGTCGCCGGATGCCCCGCCCGTGGCGGGTTTCGAGGGGGTGTTTTCATTGGCGATTAATCCCTTTCCTTTTTCTTTGCGGCCTTGTAAAAATTCCTTGTTTATAACATGTTCGGTATCGATGGTTTTTCCATCATTTGCCAAAACGACCTTATCCCGGCCAATGTATGTTGATAAATTGGCCCTGGATATACCGGCCAAAGTGCAAAACTCCGCGCGCGTACATATCATTTTTCGCGGGTTATACCTAGTTTTCGGCGTTTTCTACGATTGAACAACCTGTTTTTTAATTCCAACGCCTGGTTATACTCTTCAACCAACACCCGATCATAACATATTCGCAGTTGATCAAAGCGGATTGAGTAGTGCAAAAAGTAAAGCGACAACCAAAAATCAACTGTTTTATGGTGGTTGTACCAATATATAAAGGTATAAACCGCCAACACCATAAACAGAATTTTTAATATATACAGTGCGGGGTGAATAATTTTTGGATTTGTGAACACTCTGTAATCCATTGGTTTTATTGGGTTTTATCGATTTGTGAACATATCAAATATACAAAATGTTCACAAACATGTTCACAACGTTTTAAAAATATACATAGAAATTCGTCATTTTTGTAGACA